CCCATGGTTCACGATGTGCGACACGATCGGCTCAGCGTTGCTTTCGGCACTGGCGAAATCGAGCGCGTCGAACGTCACGGAGCCGTCGGCAGCGCTGATGTAGAACTGGTTCGTGCCCGGCCGCTCCAAAATGAACGCATTGTCGTTGTAGCTGACGCGTGCGCCACCATAGAATCCACCGTCCGTGATCTGCGTGAGCGTGTTCGTGGTCAGGTCCAGCTTGTAGCCGTGCGCTCCGGTCGCAATCACCGCCGTCGTGCCGTTGTCCTTGATCGAAGCGACCGTATCGTCTGCGTCAATCGTCCCAACGAGCGTCGCCGTAAAGTCGGTCGCCACGCGGTAGACGTTGTAGCCAGCCACGGCAATTGCGTCACCCGTCGATGGGCGATACAGGCCACGGATGCCGCCACCAGCAAGCGTAGCCAGACGGCGCAGGCCGGGCGTGCCAAACAGCGCGCGCACGGACTTGGCAGTGCCCGATTCATCGAGTACGGGGTACAGGTTGACGCACCGGGAAGCGCTGAAATTCAGCGAGCGCGACAGGTAAGCACCGCCGACTAATGGAATTTGCATAGATTTGGCAAATAAAAAACCCGCCGCAGTTGCCTGGGCGGGTTGGTGGTAAGCTGTGGAGCTTAGTCAGGAGGAAACAATGAGCGACTTCATCGCCTTCAAGTTGTGGAAGGCCCTAGCCTTCCTAGTGTTAGTTGCCATCTACAGCTTTATCCAAGGCTTACGTGAGGGCTCTACTCGGAAGCGGCCACTGGGGCGGAGCGATAAAGATGCTGGAGCAGGTTCGGGCTCATAGCGCCCTGAATAAGTGGATTCTGCACCGGCTGGCCCGTCATTAAATCCTTGAGGGCGTTACTGTTTAGTGCTTTATTCGTCACCCGTCCAGCAGCGATCCCGCCAGCCGCCGCAAGCGGGCCGCCCATCACGGTTGCGGCTATTGCGGCAGTTGCACGTTGCGCGGCGCCGTGCTGACCTTCACGAGGACGCAGGAACTGCGCGGCGATATCTGCCAACTCCTGCAAGTCCTTGTTGTTGATATTTTTTAGGTTCGCCAAGCGGGCGATCGAGATGTCGCCATCCACCCCGTTTTTCGCCAGTTTTTCGAGAGCAAGCATGTTGCCGTATTGCTGCCGCGTCTTCGCAAAAGCCGCCGAAGCCTCCGGCGTCATTGAGCGGTTGAGCGCGCCCATCAAATCGCGTTTAAGGTCGCTGGCGTAATAGGCCTCCGGCGTGTTGCGCTTGCCGATACGGTCCAAGACGCGCTTGATGTTGTAGGCGGCTTGGCCGTCGATTTCTCCATTCGCGTCGACCTTGCTCATGATCTCGTCGATCTGGTTCTTGATGACGCGGGCGCCGTCGGAACCCAACTCACTCGTTGCCCGACTCTCAGCCTCCGCGAGCGCATCGAGGAATGGCTGATCGACGCGAACCGTATTTGAGCGCAGCACACGATCGAACTCGCCACCAAGATCACCTTGGGCCTTGCGCAGCGCTGCTGTCACGTTTGCGGAGTTCTGCCCAAAAGTGGCACTCAGCGCCCGGTTGAGTTGGTTCTGCATGTTTTGCTCAGTTGCCGCCCGGCCGCTGAAAGGGACGTAGTTCAACCCGGCCGCCACGGCGTTGAGCGGCTTGCTGTCGGCGATGCGGTCAGCCGGGACGTCGATTCCCAACTGCTTTGCGCGATCGGCGAGTGCCATTACCTCGGGAGTAACCTCGCTACCCCGCATGACACGTCCAGCAGCACGCGCGGTAGTGCCGATCACCTTCGCCGCCCCCGGCAGTGCCCCGCCCACAACCGCTCCTGCGCCAGCATGTTCAGGGTCGACCAGCGCCGCCGATGCGCCGCCAGTGACGGCGCCTCCTGTGGTACGCATGGCGATATCAGATAAGCGCTGTCCAGTGGTCGTTGCCGCTGGTGCGCCAGTCCGAAAGCCGCTTGTCTCCACCGCGCTCGCCAATCGCTGCAAGGTCGGGCTGGACATGCCAACGCGTGCCGCAATCGGAGCCGCAGCGCGTACGCCGTTTGCCAATACGCCACCTACGCCAGCGGTGCCAGCCACTTCGCCGGCCAGCGTGCCACCCTTGTACAGCAGCGAGTCCGTATCGGCGCCGAGTTCCCTCAGGCCTGCGTCGATGTCCGCGCGGCGCTTGCGATTGGATTCCAGCGACAGGCCTTTGCCGTCAAGCGCGTCCTTGGCCATGTCGATGGGGGCAAGGATCGTGGCGCCGATGGAGCCCGCACCACGCACGGCACCAGCCGCGAGGTTGACGGCACCTTGCTTGACGCTATCGAACATGCCTGGGCTGTCTTGCGAGGTGGTCGGCGACACAGGCTTTGCCGTCTTCAGGTCGAAGCCGCCAGTTGTGACGGGCTTCGCGGTCGAAAGATCGAACGGCATCACTTCACCTCTTCGTAGGACTTGCCATCAGGGCTGACGTAGGCGCGGTTGCCGTTGGCGTCAGTATGCAGCGTCCAGCCCTTGGCGTTCGTGTTCGGCGCACCGCCACCCGGCTTGGCCGGCGCCGGCGCGCGGTTCTGATTGGCATCCGCATACTTGCCCTGCAACTTCTCCAGCGTGTCCAGTGCGGCCAAGCGGCGCGAGGCCGGCAGGTTGCGATTGGCGACATCGCCGGCCATCTGCTTGTAGAGCAACACGTCCTTGTCAGATTGCGGGCCCTGCATGCGCGGCACGTTCGCTGTCATCCAACCAGCAATGGTGTCCAGCTGCGCCGCGGCGTCTGCCCCCTCCGTCGACTTGCCGAAGAATGCTGCAGTCTTGTCTGCCAGAGCGCCGGCGCCGCTGGCCGTGGCCTTCGGGATCAGTTCGCGTGCGGCGGCGATACCCGTCTTGAGCTGGTCGTTCAGCTTGCGGGCAGAGACGGCGTTCTCGCTCGGCACGCGGGTTCCATCGGCAAATGTGGCCGGCACGGCGGTCTTCGTGCCCTTGTTGATTAGCAGCGGGCCTTGGTTAGGGTCGACGACCACCTGGGTCTGCTGTGCCTCGCGGGTGAGGGCGTTCTGCTCTCGGGCCCGCGCATCGGTCATATCCTGGCCGCGACGCGTGGTGGCGTTCGTGGCCGCGTTGTCCGGGCTTTGCGTGTTTCTCACGCTGTTGACCGTCTTAACAGCCCCCGTCACCGGGTCGGTGCTGATGGTGTCAGTGGTTCCGCCCAGGTTTCGGGTTTCGGTCTTCGGCAACTGGTCCTTGGCAGACAGCGCAGCGCGGAATGCCTGATCGGCTAGGGACTGGATATTGGCCGGGTTGGCGTCGACCATCCTCTTAAGCTGCGTGACCTGCTCCGGAGTGTAGACACCGTTGGTGGCGAGGTAGTCGAGCGCCGCATGAGCGTTCTCACGCGTCGGATTGGAGCGCACGTAGCCGAATGCCTGGCCCGCCATATCCAACTGCTTGCCGGCTGTTTCAACCTGCTTGGCGTGCGCGTCTGCTTCAGTCTTTGCGGCGTCAGCCTTCGCCTTCGCGCGGCTTTGCAGCGACGATTCTAGCCTGTCGGCCTCGTCGAAATAGGCGTTGTTCCGCAGGCTGTCACGGCGCTGCTCATCCGTGGTATCGGCATTCCAGCCTTTGGCGAGATCGCGCAGGCCTTGAGCACGTGCTACCTGCTGCTGCTTCTCACCATACATCAGGTCAGCGAGGCGGCTTTGATTCTGCGCCTGCTGGATTTGCTGCACCTGCATGTACTGCTCCAGCGGGTTTGCGAGCTGGACGGGTTTGACGCTCAGTGCGATGGATGGATCGAGTGGCATGTTATTTCTCCGATTATTTTTCGATCAATCCATTGCGCTGTTGAATACCAGCGGCGACGATGAGCCGGCGCCGGGTGACCAGCCGACCCAGTCCGGATTCCGCGACAGGGATGACAGCATGTTCTGATTCTGGGTGTGGTTCATGTATTGGCTGAGGCCGTTGTTGATCGCGTTCGCGGCACCGACATAGCCAGATGCGCGAGCATTGCCTGCGCCCATCATGTTCTGGCCGATGTTGTTCGATGAGTTCATGCCTGCGTTTGCAATCGTGCCGTAAGCGTTCTGCCCAGCCTGGCCCATCTGATTGGTCGCGGTCTGGCCCAAGCCGGCGATTGACGCAAGCCGGTTCCACGAATTGCCATACTCCTGCGATGCCGTGTCCTGATTGAAGCGCGCGAGCGCCTTCAGGGTCGCACCCGAGTACAGGCCGCCGCGTGCGGACGCCGCCCGTTGGATCGCTTGCGTGCCTTGGTTGAGGCGGAA